AGTCCAAATAATACTCTTGATGTAAATGGTGGGATTGTCTGTTCTCCAAATACTGATGGAAAAGACACTTTTGAACTCAGCACTAATGCTTCTGATGAAGGCAGATTAAGAATAAAAAATGTTGATACCACAACTGTTCAAATAAGGGCGGGTGGTGATACATACTTTAATGGTGGAAAAGTGGGTATCGGAACTGCAAGCCCATCCGCTGACTTACATATAAGTAACTCAGGTCAAGCTATACTTAGGGTTGAGGGTGTAAATCAATATTACACTGGTCTAATGGTTAGAAATAATTATTCGTCAACACAATCTCAATGGCATATAGCGGCGGCGGGTGGAACCTCTGGTTGGGGTAGTGCTAATGGAAACTTCATAATAAGAGATGACACAACAAACTCTAGTGCTATAGAAGCAGAAATAGGCGCGGGCGGTAATATAGGCGCTTTATATATTGATTCCAGTAGTGATATAACAATAAATAGCTCTACAACAGGTGTTGGTAGGATAGGACATAATAACACCCAGTTTGTAACTCTAGCTGATGATGCATCACTACAAATACAAAGCGGTACAGTCGGAATGTATCAGGTTCACATTTATGAAAGAAGCTCTGGTGCTGGTGCTATTTACCATTGTGATTATGATGGTACTACTGCATTAAAAACATCTTTTCCAGCGGGTAACACTGGGTTTGCTACAACGGATAGTGACGGTTCTTGGTGTCTTTTTAAAAGTGATAATCAACATGTAGTAACTTTCAAAAACAGACTTGGATCAAGTAGAACTTTTCACATACTTATAATAGGGGCGGAAATTTAAAATGGCTTTAAAATATGAAATACACAAAATGCATACTGACGATGACGATGCAACAAAAACAAAAGTAGGTTTCAAAATAACTGATGATAATAACGCAGTTTTTATTATTGATAAATTAGTAACTACTGGCAGTAAAACACAAGAACAAATAGTTACTGAAGCACAAACAGCTTCACAAACTGAGGTTAATGAATGGCAATCTACGCAGTCAAATATTGGTCGTGTGTGGAACGCTGATACAAATTCATTTGAATAAAAACACTAGAGGACGCATAATTTTTTACANTTAAGGAGTAATTGATATGACCGAAGAAAAGCAGAAGATAGAAACAGTAACGTTTGATGATAAAATATATTCGATTAGTGATTTAACCCCACGTACCATTGATGGGTTTAATACTTTAGTTAAGTTGCAAACAGAGATTGCAGAGCAGTCTTACCAACTAAAGAAAACACAGTCGGCTCAGTTTTATATATCAAGTGAGATTAAATCCTTCATAACTGAAGATAAAATAAAAGAGCAAAAAGATGGCGGAACCGACACAGCTTCATAGACTAGAAAAGATTGAAGACAAGTTAGATAAACTAACTGAAGCAATCGTATCTATAGCTAGAATAGAAGAACGAGTTGCTACTGTGTTGAAGCAAAATGATCGTTTTTTTGTTAGATTGGATAAACTAGAAGCTCGTTTAGATGAAGTAGAAACTAAAACTGCTACCTATCAAAGCAGCTTAGTTTTTACAGAACGGTTTTTTTGGATTTTAATTAGTACGGGCGTAGGCTTATTAGCTTACTACACACGTTTTTAGGAGGTAGATACAGTGAAACTAGGATTTTTAAAAAATATTATAGGTGCAGTAGCTCCTACTTTAGGTTCTGCATTAGCTGGACCAATGGGGGGTATGGCTGCAGATGTAGTTGCAAAGGTTCTTGGTTGTGAGAATACACCAAAAGCTCTAGAGAAAGCAGTACAAAGTGCTACTCCGGAACAAATGCTAGAACTTAAAAAAGCGGAACAAGGCTTTGAAGTACAAATGAAAGAACTAGAAGTTGATGTTTTTGCACTCGAAACAGCGGACATACAAGATGCTAGAACTAAGTTTAGTAAAGATTGGACAACTAGAGTAATGGGTATAGCTACGCTAGGTGGGTTTTTAGGGTACATTTTTATGGTTACTTTACAACCTCCAGAGCAGAACAGCGAAGCATTGATCAACTTAGTCTTAGGATACCTTGGCGGTCTTGCAAGTGCGGTTATATCTTTTTATTTTGGAGCCAGTAATAAAGGCAATGACAATGAATAGAGAGATTTTAATATCAGAATTGAAACGAGACGAAGGTGTAGTCCTTACTCTATACAAATGTTCTGCGGATAAAAATACAATAGGTGTAGGCAGAAATTTAGATGATCGTGGTATTACAGAAGAGGAATCAGACTTTTTACTTAGTAATGACATAGACCTTTGTAAGGCAGAACTAGAAGCTGTATTCCCTTGGTTTACAAACTTAACGGACGCTAGACAGCGAGTTATGGTAAACATGTGTTTTAATTTAGGCTTGTCCAGACTACTAGGATTTAAAAAATTCTTAGCTGCTTTAGAAGTAGCAGATTGGGATAAAGCAGGCGAAGAAATGTTAGACTCTAAATGGAGCAGACAAGTTGGAGCTAGAAGCACACGTTTACGAGACTTATTACTGGAAGGTTAATGTACTACAAACTTATATCATTTAAAGGAATCGCACCCCAAATATCACCTAGGCTATTATCTGATACCATAGCTCAAACTGCTCAAGACGTAGTTTTAGATAGTGGACGATTGGTGCCTATTACTGACAACAGTACTACTGTTACTTTAAATGCTGCAGGTAGAACTTCTATCTACAAATATTCATTTGGTGGTAGTGACTATTGGTTTGAATGGGCAAGTGATGTAAACGTACAACCTGCACCTATTGCAGATGATGCTAACTCACGGTTATATTGGTCGGGTGACACGTTCCCTAAAATGGCAAGTTCAACACAATTGATTGCTTCTGGGTCTGGAGCATACCCTCGTAGTTTCTATCGTTTGGGTATCCCTACTCCGTCTAATACAATCACTACAAGCATTGCTTCTGGATCTGATGACGGCACACAAACGCAATACAGCACTACCTATATCTATACATTTGTATCAGTATTTGGAGAAGAAGGACCGCCGTCCGCTGCTTCTACCGTGTTTAGTAAAGTAGATGCGCAAGTTGTAGCTGTAGCAAATATGAGTACTAGTGCAGGTAGTGGCACAAGTCGAAGTAATACAAACATAACACATAAACGAATTTACAGATCTAATACAGGTTCAAATACAACTGCATTTCAGTTTGTGGCACAAGTGGCATTAAGTGCTGCAACTTATACTGACTCCACTACTAATGCTCTTTTAGCTGAAGTTATACCTTCTACCTATTGGATTGCTCCACCTGATGAGAACAGTTCTTTATACCCCAACGGACAAATGTTGGGTTTAACTGCTATGCCTAATGGTATATTTGCAGGTTTTTCAGGCAAGCGGTTATGTTTTTCTGAGCCTTACTTACCTCACGCCTGGCCTGTAGCGTACCGTATTACCCTAGACGAAGAAATTGTGTCTATTGCAATGGCAGGTAATGGGTTATTTGTAGGTACAAAAGGCACACCGTACGTGGTTATAGGTACAGATCCGCAGTCCATGAGTGCAATAAGAATTGAAGCAGCGCAGGCGTGTCTTAATAAACGGTCCATGGTCGATATGGGACCTTACGTTTTGTACGCAGGTGCAGATGGGTTGGTCGCTGCGACAGGTACTGACGTACAAGTTGTAACGGAAGGCATTATTTCACCAGCTCAATGGCGAGCAGATTATTATCCAACCGTCTTACAAGGATTTTTGTGGGAGGGACGTTATGTAGGACTGTACACAAGTGGCAGTAACTACGGAGGTTTCATATTTGATAACCGAAACGGGGAACGTCAAATTACTACTTTGACTCAAACTGCTAGTACAAATGCTACAGGTGGATTTACTGATCCCGATGATAACGAACTGTATTTAATTGTTGATCCTAGCAGTGGTAACGGAGTAGTTAAAAAGTTTCAAGGTGGTACTACCAATCAAACTTTTACTTGGAAAACTAAAGAATTTGTACCACAACGTCCTGCAGCAATGTCCTTTGTAAAGGTAGATGCAGAAGCGTGGCCCGTGGTTATTAAAGTGTATGGAGATGGGACTCTTATCTACCACGCTACTATAGCCGCGTCTGGTAGTGTCTACACAGTTACCGGTAGCACTCCTAGTTTCAGTGCTGTAACAATACGTGAACCTATAGTTAGGTTACCAAGTGGCACACATAGAACTTATGCAATGCAAGTTGAATCAGCTAAAACAGTAAATGAGATATGTATTGCGGAGTCTATCCAAGAAATAAAGGCGCTGTAAATGGCTACTACTAAAACTCAAATCCCTTCTATACCAACTGCTCCAAAAGGCGGCATATCTGGAGCTTTACAAGGCGTTTTTAACAATGCTATGAAAGAAGCACTTGAAGTACGTCTTGGTCGTAGAGGAGATCCTAAAGACAGAGCTGTTACGTTACGTGAACTTATTGATTCAGGTTTAGCAGTAGAACTTTTAGACAACCCTTTTGATCCAAATGCAGGAGAAGGACCAA